TTGAAACTGATATAGAGGAGGAAGTTTCTCACACAATTACTTTAGAAGGATTGAAGCCTTTCCCTTGTGCTGTAAGAGGCGAAAAAGATAATAACGATTTAATTATTACTTGGTATCGACGGACGCGATTAAATGGTCGTTGGATCGACTATATCGACATTGCTTACGCAGCAGGAGAATTGGACAGCTATGTAGTCAGAATTTACGACGAGTCCACAGTAAAACGAGAATGGTCAGTATCGTCGGCCCGAAGCGTCGTTTACACAGAATCGCAACAGATAGCCGACTGGGGGTCAGTCCAATCGGCTTACACAGTACGAGTTTTTCAAAATTCAAGCTATCCAGTGCCTTTTAAAGAATCACTAGCAACGATTATTTGATTGGAATCAAGACCATTATCGCCTGACATAGTGGGATTAGCAAGATGTAATTTTAGAGGCATAATTACAAGCTATTTCTCACAAAATTGAAGATAATAAAATATGTCGTCATATTCTTTATTCATTTTACAAACCCAAGCTTCAAGAGTAGCTATTTCGCTATAATCAAACCATTTTCCGTGTCCAGATAATTCTTTTTCACGATCTATAAATTCTGCCAGTTTAATTTTGGAAAAATGCCCCGCTATTCTAACTTTTTGAGTTTTTCTCGACTCTTCTAATAAATTATTACGACCCATTGGCATTTTTTCATTTACCAATGTTGTATTCATTTGATTTGTCCTCTTTGTTTTGCTTACTTTTCTAATATAAATCGATTCTCTCGACAGGTGTTGGCGAAGTGTGGCAGTTTATCAGGTGTCACTATTGGTACTTTTGTATCAAATATATTTACTGTTCTTTTGTAATTTTATTGTTAATAAGGTTATTAACAATCAAAACCTTTACCCTGACTAGGTTTTAAGTTTTGTAGATGCCGTTGATGCTTTATGGGAAAAAAAGAAAATAGGAAGGAATAATAAACGAACTAGACAATAAGAGGGGTGAAAAAATAATATTGGGGGATAGTGATAACAGTATTAACAAAGCCTGAAACCTATATATATCAATAGTTCCATTGTAGATACCCTTATCTACAATCTATTAACGATAATAACTTAGTTCTTTTGTACTATTATCTTTTTGTAATTTTTTTGTAAGTTTTTTTTTAAAAATGCTTGACAATTCTAGTAATTTACTATAAGATTGTATTAATCAAATTTTAGAGGAGAGATGCTTATCACCCATATCTCGGTAGATTATGGACAGAAAATCAATCTCGGTAACTTTGAGTCTGTGAATGTGAGTATAAATATTCATGGAAAACCAGAAGACGGCGAAGATCCTGACGCTTGCTATGAATTTCTTGTAAATCAAGCACAGCAAGTGGTTATGTCGAAACTTCTGGAAGTAACAGAGGCTCATGATGTCACTTGCCCAAGTGTGGTCAAGTATTTTGCTGGTAAAGAAATAGATGAGTTTCCATCATCTCTTAAGTTCAGCGATCCTTACACCTATTTTTAGGAGAAATATTATGTCTAGTGAAATTGTCAATATCAAATCTTCCCCATTAGAACTTAAGACGGTCGATGACATTTACAGGGTCTCTGATATTCTCGCGAAATCGGGAATGTTTGGGGATGTACAAAGTGCTGCTAAATGCTTTGTCAAAGTTTTAGCGGGAAAAGAGTTAGGCATTCCTGCTTTTGCCTCGATGACTGGTATTCATTTAATACAAGGAAAGCCTGCGCTAAGTGCTAATTTAATGGCAGCTTTAATTAAAGGATCGGGTAAATACCGATACAAGAAGATTAAACACACGCCAGAAATCTGCGAATTAGAGTTTTTTGAGCTTTGGCAAAACAACTGGGAATCATTAGGAATTAGTTCTTTTTCAAAAGACGATGCCCAAGTAGCGGGACTTCTCGGAGGGAATCCTAACTGGAAAAAATACCCCAAACCTATGCTTTTTGCAAGGGCGATTTCTACCGGGTTCCGTGAGTTTTGCCCCGACTTAGCACTTGGCGCACCTATTTACAATCCTGATGAACTAGGCGCTGAAATTGGCGAATCTGGTAATGTAGTAGATGTGGAAGTATCTTTGCCAAGTAAACCACAGTCGGTGCTATCAGAGGATCGCAAGCAGGCTGGAATTACTTGGGCCGTAAATCAAGGATTACCTAAATCACAAGCAGAGCAAGTCGCCCAACAAGCAACTTCTGAAAAAGAATTAGCCGACCTCCTGAAAAAAGCTATAGACGCAATAGTAATAGAAGTTGGCAGTGAAAATATTGATCCTGGTGAACTCCTCAGTGAAGATTTTTAATAGTTAGTTGTCAGTTGTCAGTTATCAGCAACTTATTAGGAGTAAATCAACGTCTATGTTCCCAGTTTTCAAAATAATCAAAATGCTCCGATCTCCAGAAGATGACATGACGGATTTTATCTTTTTAGGACAACAATATCGGTTAATAGCAAGGCCAATAAAATACTGGAAGTATTTTCCGTGGTTTCGTGGCAAGCGTTTTTTTTATCAGTGTCCGTGGCTAACTATTTTTTCTTTTCCCAGCGTCGATCCTAGCGTTTTGTTAGACGATAAAAGTAATTCACTTAAAAACCATTAGGAGTAAACCAATGACACATCAAGAAGAATTAATAAAAGATTGGAGTTTAGAACGACAAATTAAAGCTTTATCTATCGTGGCTCCTAATTTACATCTTTTTATGAAATATAACCCAGAACAGTTAATGGCATTAAGCCACAGTAACCGAGATGCTTTTGACCTTTTTGCGTCAATAATGATGGATACATCTAAGCGGATGAAACAATAAAAAAAGGACAGTTCATAAATACTAATAGTTTAATTTTGGCTATCAGCTATCAGTAAAAACTAGCACAATTGGGGAGTAAAACAGTGAACATCAACTCGCATCTCAAAGAGGAGCTATATAAGCTTATGATTAAAAATAAATATCTCGAATTATCTCTTGACTCAAAAAATTGGATTGATGATTTATTAAAAAAATCTCAAACTAGCCAAATAACTAAAGAGATATTAATCTGGTGGTGGGAAGGAGATATACAAAAAGGATACGTCTATCTGTACTTATTCGATGGTAAATGGAATCTCTCTTTTATTAATCGGGTTAAATTTTGGGTTATAACTATTCTTATGCCTATATGTACAGGAGTTGCTATTCCTTCTCCTCTTAAAAAAGATTTTGATCTTTTCAGAGAAGCTTTAACACTAGCGTCGATTTTTCTAGCAGAAAAAAGCTGGTATAAAGAAATAACCGACAATACAACTAAGGAGTAAAAAAATGAAAAGCCTGACCTATCGAGTGCTAATCAACTTAAGCTACGCTGAGTTGCCAACAGAAGCCAAGCAATATGTTGATCGCTTAGTTCTTAAAACATCAAAAAACCCCTTTGTATCAAAACTACTAGAAGGAGTTTATGAAAGCGTAATCAAAGCAGATGACAATGATATAGAATGTCTTTTAAGCAGTGCATTTATTGACGCTGATTCAAATAGGAAAGTAGGATGTTTTTGGCGTTTTAAAACTGCTATACTCCAGTTTATCTTTTCGATTTTAACAGGTGTAGCAATACCTAATCTTCTCAAGAAAAACTATTGTCTTTTTCTACAATCTTTTGTTATAGCTAGTTACCTTGTAAAGGAGGGTTATGTCATTCTCCCATTGATGGGACTACGAATAAAGCAAGAAACAACTAAAAATAATCTACAGAAGGAGTAAACCAATGGACATTCAACGCGCAATGCTAGTTCAGAGAAAATACAATAGCTTGCCTACCGAAGCTAAACAATACGTTGATACTTTACTATTAGAAGTGAAACAGAATCCTAAATTAGACTATTTAGAACTGTTTTATAAATCCGCAATCAAGGGCAATATAATGGATTGTCTTGTTCTTGGTAATTACGATTGGAATCAATCTATTACAAAGAAAATAACATTTTGGGTGTGGTTATTTCTTGCTTTTTGTAAGACAGATGTTCCTATCCCTAAACAGTTGAAAAAGGATGCTAACTTGTTTATGGAAGCTATCGCTATAGCCTCTAATTTTGTAGTAGAGGGTGATTATAAAGAAATATACGGAACGTCTCACATTTGGGGACTAACTTACAACCCAAGCACAGCCGAGGAGTAACAAAATGAGCGCAAAATCAAGAGACAAAATCAGAACTTATGGGTCTGCAAGAGGAGAGTTAATCGTAGTCGATCCCCAGCTAATTTCTTTCAGATTAGCCAATGGTCACTTTGTCGGACCAAGAATAGGGCTTCG